CGGCATTGACAGCCTCGAGGGTGGCCGGCCCCACGATGCCGTCGGCCTTCACGCCGAGTACACGCTGCGGCACCTTGATTCCATGCACCCCCGAAGCCCATACAAAGTCCACAAGTATGTTTGCCAACGCCTGGTTGTCTATTTTGTCCGCCTTCCACCTGTCCCAAAACATATTCTTAAGGATTTCCTTCCATTCAGGAAGAGAAATGTTTTTCAGGTCTGCCACGGATGATGACTGGAATCCTTTGGATTTCCTGAAAGCGGTGTATGTGGCAATCGTAACGCCGCACATGGTCGCCCCTCCTGCATCGGCAGGGTCGTTGGAATAGCCCTTGCGTTTGGCCGTCTCGAACATCTCCGGCAGGGGGAGTTTCATTTGGCTCTTGTTCAGCCCGGCCTCGAAATGGAGGATGAAAGGTATCAGTTTCTCAAAATCAGCCATTGTCGTGGGTGTTAAGTTCAGAAAGATCTATGTCAAAATGCCGTGATGTCTTGTCCACCAAGACTCTCTGCAGTATCTTGGCCCATTTGGAGCCGTTGCAGCTCGACTCGTTTTCTAGAATCGACCAAAGCTGCCAAAAACATATCGCTCCGGCAGCGACCTTGGTGAGGTCAACCGGCATCCCGTCGGTTATCATCCTTTGCATAAGATAGGCCATCATGATCAATGCATAGGATTTAAGCAATGTCTTCAAGACCTTGCCGAAATTCTGGCTGTTGAACTTGTGGCCGTCCGCGCTGACGCGGTCAGGGTGCACCTTCCGGGCGCGCTTCGACAGCGACCAAGCCGTAAAACAGTCGGCGAAAATCATAAGAGTACACAGTGCCATATAGGGGATGGCCGGTTCGATGGCGGCCAGCACGGCACCCAATGCCGTGAATGTCCATCTGAGGTTTTCAGAAACGTTCATTTCAAGTTTTTTGTTGATTAAAGGATTTTCCCAGTTCCGGTCTTGCATTTCAACGCATGAACCGTTATGGTCTCGTTGTCCATTCAAAACGCAGTGATGTGCCGGGAATTACCGTAACATGCCCCACCACGAGATTCCCTTCCTGGTCAAACACAGGAGCCAGCGTGAGCACTATGTTACCCGAATCCCTGCCGATGGATCGACCAGAAACCGGGAAGCGTCTCGGCAGGGAGTCAAGACCGGATATGATCAGGAATTCCGTGAACGGCGTTGAAAGGTCTGAGCTGTCGTCTAAGGCGTTCCACGGCAACGTAAAGTCAGGAGGGATGCATCCCCACTTCATGGGGTCTCCGACATACACTGCTTCGGCATCAGAGAATCCCGCTACTTCGCCATCAGCAGGATTGATGAGAATTCGGTTTGGAATCTGTCCTTTCACATTTTCGATGGCTTCTTCAAAATCGGTTGTCGAGACAAGTTTCTCGAGATCCTTTTTGGCTGCGTATTGCCTGGTCAGAGAACCGACACTTCCCTCCGACAGGCGGAACACCGTGGATTTCTGACCGTCAGACACGTAGATTCCAGTCGGCAGCTTCCTCAGCACGACACCCTCGTTCTCCACAGTGTCCCCGACTTCTATGCTGGCGAAGTTGTCCGGATTCACAGAAGACCAATTGTTGTGTACGCTCAGCCCGTCGAGTTTTGACTTGTCATCGGGACTCATCAGCCCCGCTTCCTCCGATGATGCGGCCGGAACAAGACTTTTGACATCCAAGGCGGACGCATTCACGAAGATGCTTCCCGTAGTCCGGTTGATCTTTAAGGAAATTCCGTCTATATTTACGCCCAACGCCCCGCTCACGGGGTCGAACATCAGGCCGCCGAGACGGGAGAGCTGTATGCCGGAACCTTCCCCGGATTCGGTCCGGACCTGCTTCAGGTCATTGCCGTCCCAAAGCCAGAGATGACCTTCTGCGACGTACACGACATCTTCCCACGGCATACCGTCCGAATCGCATACGGCTTCCATACCCGGCCAAGACACGGCGTATGACGCTGTCCTGTCTGACTTGTTGAACACTTTGAGGCATATTGACTTTGTCGTGGTGTCGAACACGAGCGTGTATGAACAACCCTTGGAGAAATACGGGATTTCTCCAGAGGCGTGTTCCACAGCCTCGATTATTATTGCCGCCGCACCGCGTGGAGAGACAGTGATGTCCCCTTCGCCGCACAGCGAGTGTCCGTTTACGGTCTTGAACGAGCCGAAGATGCAGGAGGCGAACTGTCTGAGAGACGCCTTGAGAGAGTTTGATTTGACAGGTTTTGCAGTCAATGCAGTCATATTATAAGAAAATTTCGGTTACACGTCGAATTTTGAGAGGGCTTCCGCCACGGCCTCCTTGGCCATCGTCTCGGCCTCCGCCTCGGAGAGGAAGCCTGAGCCGAGTCCGGCGTCAGACATAAGTTCTATGATGCCGATGAAGAGAGAGCCTACGCGCAGTGCGGTGTTCTCTCCATCAGCCGAAGCGTTTTTGACCGCTGCGGCGGACTTGAGCAGTTCTGAAACGGTTGCCATTGTTTTTTTGAGTAAAATTACATATGGCGTCTGATATTCAAAAAGACGGACTAAAGCGCATTGCGCGCGTCGTCGAGGGCGCGGCACACCACCATTGCCGCTTCTTCGCCTGTGATTCTGGCCAAATCCTCGGTCATCGTGCGGATGGACGAATAGAGCTTCTTTGAGAACCAGTCGCGGGGCTTTCTCGGCTTGCCGGAAGTCCGGTATCTGGAATAGCCCGGCATCGGCCCGGCGGTTCTCCGTTTGTCGAGACCGTGTTCCTTTCTGTACGCCGGATCCAGAATCTTAAGGTCTCCGCCGTTGCCGCGTGTGTATCCGTTTCCGGTTCCGAGAGCCTGATAAATCCCGTAGCGCGCGAATTTGATGGAGATGGACATGCCCTGACCGGCCTCAGAGACCCGCTCTTGGAACGACTGGTGCAGCCGTCCGGAGCGGACTACCTTCAACCGCTCAATCTTCTCGCGCCAGATTACGGTCATCATTTCCGTCCACGCATCGACGTATTTCTCAGTGTCTTTCAGGGCATCCATTCAGATTCGTCAAATTGAAGGTCAACAGGCTCCGACACGTCAATCATGAAATAGAGTCCTGTGCAGTCGTTTATGAAATCCCGTCCGAACTCCCGGCTCATGATGTTGTCCACATGCAGATAGACAAGGTCGTTCCTGAGGTCGTCCGCGTCCACTATCATCTTAGATGCGACCTGCCTGAAGATGCATCGGCAAAGAGCCATCTTCAGGGAACGGTCAGCCATATCGTCAGCGCGAAAACGGTGGACGATGAAGACCGTGAAAGTCCGTTTCTTGAACCATCCCCCGGAGCGGCCTTGGAAGAGCACGCCGTCATTGGTGTCGTCAATGCAGAAAAACGCCTGTTCCGTCCGGAACCGGGACAGCGGCCCCTGCATCAGCTCAATCCCGGAGCAGGTGCAGAAATGGAAGCGGCGGGAAGCGGCGAGACGGTTCTTCGCGCAGATTCCGGAGAAGTAATCCTCCGCGTCAAACAGTGTCTTAGCGTCCATTGCGAGCCATAAAACGTTTGTGTTCTTCCGCCTCCTTCGCCTTGAAGTCCAGCTCGGTGAGGGCCCGCCAGCAGTCTGAGGCGAGAATCGCGGGTTCTTTCTCGACATCGCCGCCGGTAAGGGCGCGAATCTCATTGTTGATCACATCCAGCATCGAGGGAGCATCGACTTCTCCGGAGACGGGACGGAAAAAGTTAGGGAAAGCCTCGGAGAATGCAGCCTTCAGCTGAACCATCCAGTTCATGATGCAGACGGTCTCGGCTTGGTCGAACCGGACTGCGCCGGGATACAGGATTCCGACAAGCTCCGCGAATGCTTCCGGCGACCGGGTGGAGAGAAAACCCTGAAAAAGGGACTCAAGCCGGATGTAGTCGGAGAAAGACACGCCATGCAGCAGCGCGTCGACCGCCTTGCATCCGTCCACTTCCGGAATCCGGACAGGCACCGCACCGGGGGAGAAGAGGAATTCGAGAGGCCGTAGCAGCTCCGCCAGCTCTTCAGGCCGGATTCGGAGAGCCACCGGCTTCTTCGTGTTGGCCGGGGAGAAGCGGCAGATGAAGTCGTCGCCGCAAGAGCGAAGCACCCGCATTCCTGTCAGGGCGCGGAAGACCCGGAGCGGCACATCTTCGGGAGGATACTTGGCAATGACCTGAAAGACCGCCTGCAATTCCGCCGGAGACAGTTCCGGCCACGACTTCGGCAGAGAGACATCGAGCGATCGAGACTCAGCCGAAAAAGAAACACGGGTCATCTTCTTTGTTTTCATAAGGCTTGAAATGGTTGGCTTTGTAAGCGGAAGAGGATGCGTATGCCGGGAATTCCGACAGGTTCCCGTCGAGAAAAGAGAGGAGCGCGTCGCGTGAAGCCGGAAGCGTGTGCCGTTCGTCGGCGAAATCAACGATGAACGCCCGGCAAAGAGAGACAAGCCGCTCCATTGCAGGAGAGACCGCCGCCGTCCTGACTGCGGTGAGAACCGCTTCCGTCTGCGCAGGGGAAATCAGCCGTTTCAGGGCTGTCTCCCCGGAACTGATCTTGGGGCGCAGCCTGACAAGGTCAGACCGAAGCGGATTCGCGACACCGAACAACTCCGCGTGGGCGGACTTCCAGAAGAGAGAAGAGAAGGAAGAGCAGGCTGCCGGAGATGCGTTCCAGTCCGGGAAATGGCGGAGAGCGTCGAGAAGGGAGTCAACCGACTCGCTTTCCGCCCGGCGTAGAGAGTCGATAAGGCGTTTCACACGCTCCGAGCTCGCAGGTGCGACATTGGAATTGCTCACGACTCCGAAGCCGTTGGCCGTAATCACAAGATCGAGCTGGGGGACAGCCCGGAGATAGGCCGACACGGAGGCGTAACGGGCCACTGCGAGAGCGGCAGACTCGACACCGTCTGCCGGAGGAGTGATGAAATCATAGTCCAAGGCCGAGAACCGGTCGTAAAGAGACCGGCCCAAAAACCGCTCCATATATTCAAGTCTGCCGCTGATGAAAGGAAACACCGCGCGGAATACGGAATCGTCAGGAAGCTGCGCCGAAGGGCAGAACAGGAGGAATATTTCGTAAGAGATTACCATACAGTCAGGAATTTGCATCGGACACGTCCCCGTCGCCGGAGACCTGCACCGCGTCTGTTTTTTTGTCAAGGGTAGTGAGAAGCACAATCGGCACTTCCGGACGGACTTTGTCCTGCCATCCGTTGAAGAAGATGACCACCTCGTGGAATTTCATCAGCATGTCGCGGAAGGCCGTCTCGAGCGACTGTTTCAGCGTGAACAGTTCGCGCTTGTCCGAACCCGAATTGTTCGACTGGCTTTTGCCCGGCGTGGCTCCGACGAGATTTGGATGGATGTTCATGCCGTAACATATCATGTTGGACGTCTCCTGAATGTCTTCCGCCCAATCTCCACCCTCCTTGCCGGAGTCTATCAGGTTGATGCGCACCATTCGCTGTTCCTTGCCGTAGCTGTCGATGTAATATCCTGAAATCCATACCTTGCCGGAGTTGTGGACACCTGAGACGAAGTTGCGGATGTCCTGCTTCTCCTTCTTGATGCGCGCCTTCTGCTCTTCCGGATCGACGATGTTTTCCTCAGCGAGGATGTTGGTCCAATAATCCCTGTGTACTTCCACTTGGAACTTCACGGAAGAATGATTGCGTATCTTCGCCTTCTTGCCCCGGCCGATGAGCCGTTTCATGTCGTACCAGTCGCCACGGAAAAGTGAAATGTAATATGGTGAAGGGTAATAACGTTGGCCGGGTGTTGGGAACCGCATCACTACCGCGAACTTGAATTCATTCGTCCGTAGGCGTGTTTCGCCGTCGCGCCCCGGAGCGAGGCCCAGCAACGCCTCCAGATCGCCCAAAGGGTTCTTCTCGTCAAGGAGAGTCAACATCTCTACGTCCTTGCGTTCAAGAGAAGACGGCTTCCTCCAGTTTGCGAAGAAGACGTGCCTGATGCGCCCGGAACGGTCAGCCTTTTCAAACCGGCAGTAACAGGCATCCTTGTGCCGGATTTCCACAATTTTGCTCCTGGCACGGTTGAGGATCAGCACTGCCACCGAGAAGAAGAAATGCTTCATGTCGGTGCATTGCTCCAGAAAGAACTCGTTGACTGAATTCGAGAGAAGAAACTTCCGGATTTCAGGATCGGCAGAAGGCCGTCCGGTTGCGGTGTCCATATAGCGGATGCCTGATCCGTACGCTGTCAGGATGTTGAAGAAAAGGTTTTGGGAAATCACTTCATCCTTTCCGACAGTGTCGAGCAGCCGGAAAGGAAGCATGTCGTCAAAGCCGAACGGCATATATTCCATATCCGGGTAGCCTGGCACCGGTCGGGATTCGATGTTCAGGCCGTCCTCGTCAAAAACTGAAGAGGAATCCCCGACCGCGGCCATTGCCTCCGATGCGGAAGAAGCCATATCGAATATTTCACCCTTGGGAGAGAATGAGAATACATGCGAATAAACTTCGTTATCTGATGATTTCGTATCCATTTATTTCAAAAAGAGTTATGTCGCGGAATTCGCGGACGAGCGCGGAGCCGCTGCAGACTATGCGGTGTGTGCCGCCACGGAAATGGGAGCCTATGCAGACTGCCTGACGGTAGACGATGATGTCGCCCGTGGAAAGCTTCCACACTTTCAGATCCACCGGCTGCCGTGATTCGAGCAACGCGATGGCATCCTGCCAGTGGATCATCCTGTTCGGTCTATTCATAAGTGAAGTCGAAAGTTTTGTCGAAGATGCGGAACGGGGCTTTTGCCTCAAGCAGCGAGGAATAGGCGGAGTCCCGGCGGAACGTGAAGGAGAAGTCCGGAATGTCATTGTCAAGGTTCGTTGATTTCAAGTCACAGTCCGTCATCACGATTCCGTCTCCGGCTCCGCCGTCCGGAGCAAGGAGGAAGACAGCGGAAGAGCGTGCGAGGTCAAAAGCCAACGGCTCCGACCCGTGGCGCATCGCACCGGAGAAGACCTTGAAAAGCGACTCTTCCTGCACATCGTACAGTGTGAACTTTCCGGCGGACACGACCGTAGAACGTGTGTATTTCGGCACTGACTCCTTGGTTCCTGACAGGTAAAATGTTTCCCAGCATCCGAAGCAGTTCCGGAAAATCACTGCGGGGTCGGCCTGAGGCATCGAGGAGAGAACCCGGAAGTCCGCCTTCCGGAGGCCGCATATCAGGCTGTAGCCAATCAGGCGGCCTTTGGATTCATCGATGAACTGCGAAGCCGAAGCGTTGAACGTCAGGAGTCCGGACACTTCCTGAAGACAGGTCTCGTCGGAGACCGTCGAGAAGCCGGATGTCAGGAACGTGCGGCGGACGCGCAAGACCTCGGTCTCCGGACAGAAGAGCGACAACGGCTGATAGCGGTCGATGGACGTGTCCCGTTCCGCAGCCACTGGGGTGAGGAACCGGGACAGGACGAACTGCGAGGCCGGAATCTCCACATCGACATCGCAGCGGATAACAGTGACCACCGGATGGCCGACGGTGGTGCCGTTGACCATGAAGCGGAAATCCTTGGCTGCGTCTGACAGCTCGAAAGCAACAATCCGGTCGATGCCATATACCGAGAAGACGCCTGACTCATCGGGCCAATACGTTGAGGAGAAGACTTCCCGGCCATCCGTGAACACGGCGAAATCCGCCGAATCGCCGTCGGTGGAGAACGACAGGCATTTCAGTTCGCTGAGGAACATCTGACGGTTGATTGGAGTGAGTGCTACAACAGGCATGTCCGAATTAATTTGATGCAAAGGTAGACAATGACGGATGCGCATAAAAAGACAGGCCGCGCCGCGAGGCGCGGCCTGAACCAGATTAAGAATGTAAAAAAATGTGTCTGTTGCTGTTCTGCGGCTTATTCCTCCGGCGCGGGCTTGACGCAGCGCATTCGCCAGCACAGTTCGCCGCATACGCCGGTTACAAGCTGATAGCCGAAAACCACCATCATCATTGCGATGTCTTTGATGGTAATCGGTGCTATGTCTTCAAGCCGTGTCTGTATCTCGACGGAAGTCAGGTCGCACCGTTCCTTTTCCGAGCCGTCAGCCGGGCGGTATTCGCGGAGGAACATGGCGATGATCTTATCCTCGAATGTCACGAAATCGTTGTCCGGATTCGTCACGAAGTCGATCAGCTCTTCGTAGGTGGTTTTTCCGAAACCCTCCGGAAGGATGATCTTTTTCATTCCGCACCTCCTTTCCGGTCTGAGATGAAGGCGGCGGCCAAGGCAATCGTGGCCGAGACGGCCATCACGAGTAAGTCCGTCCGGTTAGGGTTGATGGCGAAACCCATCCCGGAGAAGACGCAGACGAGCGCGGCCATAGAAGCCGCTGGAAGAAAATGTTTTTGAACTCTCCCGGCAATAGACCGGAAGCGGATGCCGCTCTTGGAAGCGGTCAGAACTGTTGTGTTCATTTCTATGATTAGTTTTGGCTTTTAGGCAGAAAAACGGCTGCCATACCCCGTTCGCCAAAACTAACCATAGAATTCTCCGAAGAGCCTTTATGATATGGGTATGACAGCCGCAAGACTGTATGTATGGGCACAAAAAATGCCCGAATATTTCCGAGCCTATAACCGAGGCATCTCCGGCATAGAATATCTATGAGTTAGTTTTGGCATCACAAAGTTAGTGCAATTTCCCTGAATGCGCAAGAAAAACAGTGGCAAATTTACAGCCTAAAGCTCGAGCCTTGGGTTCTGTCTTTCTTTCAACAGCAGCTCCACGCGTTTTATCTCGGTGTCCACTATCCTCTCGAGTTCTTTGGCGCAGATGATGTCTTCCTTCTGTGGCATCTTTGCACGGTCAACGGCCCGTTGAGCCTTGCGCATCTTCACTACCGTGTCGAAGAATCTCTTCGCGTCCATACCAGCCTAGTATTTTGTTCATTGGTATTGATACTCCTAAGGCCTTTCCGGTGGCATAAAGGAACAGTTCAAAGCCGTCGTCTCTGTCATCCACACCTCCGTTCTGCCCGTGGAGCACTTCCCCGTTTGTGAGCACCAGGTTCACGGTCGCGCCTTTTGGGACAGTCTCGTTAAAGAAATCGTCCGGGTCGTTTAGTTTGTGGATATGGGTCTGCCCCTCCTTGTCAGTTATCTCAATCTCGATGGTCAGCTCCGAGAAGTGCTCTCCCAAAGTCTTGAAAATTTCTGTCTTGTCCATAGCTTATGATTGTTTATTGGTCGTTTTGTTCTCTTTCATATCACTTCACTAATTCAAATGTGTATGCGAATACATAGGGATTTGACTCCCATGTACCTTTGCCAGATATGCGGTCTATCAAGGCGGCGTAGGTTTCGTGGGGAGAGTTGCCCGACAAGTAAGAGTATTTGCCGGATTTATGATGAACAGCCACGCGGTAAAGGTCTTCACATTCGGCAACCTTTTCTATGCCTTCTGCCAAGCAATCCTCATCAGATATATCCTGCAACCGCTCCACTCGCACGTTGGTGATGCGGATTTGGTGGGGCATAAGGTCGGCACGGACGAACATCTTATTAGTCCACCCATTGGTCTGTTCTGCCGGGAAGTCATAGCATCCAAACTCATCGTCCTCTTCAGGGATGGAATGAACACCTGCATCCTTATAGCTTTGCGCCACGGCTACCACTTCGCCGACCTTGTATTTGGGTTGCTCAAAAAGGAAACTGTCGTTCTCGTTGGCATTCACGAGGTCGGAGAAAGACCAATGCTGTTCCTTGCATATCCTCCTTGTCTTCCACTTTCGACCGTCCAGCACGGCTTGGGTGAGGCCGTAGAGGTTATTGAACATTATCTTTTTCATCTTTCCCGGTCTTTAGTATGGTAGTGATTCGTCGGAGGTGTCCACATCGAGTGTGTCTATTTCATCTTCCGGCAACGCTTCCACTTCAAGGTTTATCTGGTATTTCTCGGCAAGTTTCTCGTAATCGAAGCACAAAGCCCAGTCCACTCGTGAAGTCTCTGTTCTTGTCTCTGTGCCTGAAGGGTTCTTTATCGTAATATAGGATTCGGCTTCATTGACGAAGTTCTTGAACCGCACGGCTTGTTTTACGCCGATGAATTCCTTTGAGTTCTCAAGATAAAACCTTAGCGACTCACGCGGAAGGGTTTTGTCTCCCATGGCTTTCCCGTTTTTGGAATACAACATAAATACCCTTTTTGTGCAAAGATACAGTATGGGCTTTGCACCTTGGAATTCGGTCTTTGTCTTATGTCCTTTCGCCTTGAAGGATTTCTCATATTTGATTCGGTAGTCCGACTCAATGAATATATCCCCGTTCTGGTGAAGGAAGTCTACCATATGCCAGAACCCTGCCAGCTCGTTTGAAGTGCTGCACTCCGCATTCTGCCTGGTAATGCCTTCAACGCAGATTTTGAGCATTTCCACGTAGGAGAATGCCACGTCCATCACACCTTCGAGTGTCCTGAACGCCGCGAGTATTATTACCCAGTTCCTCAGAATCCTGTCTTCGACGCTTTCGTTAATGCCGTTGGTGATGTCAGACAACGCCGTTTTGTAGCAGGTTGCGAATTCCATTTCAAACTTCTTCCTATGGCTGAGGAGCTGCAGCACGATGTGTGAGCATCCTCTGTCGCGCATTTCTTTCAGCTCGTCGAACCTGTGTCTTGCCTCCGTGGTGAATTCAGTTGTGGAGAACGTGAGGTAAATGAGTCTTGAAAATATGGCAATGTCGATTGTCGGCATCTCCTGCCCGGAAATTATGATTCCGCAATCCACAGACGAGGTCTCTCGCTTTTTGTCTCGATCCATATTCATCTTGGTTCGTCCCACGCCGTCGTAAAGCCCCTTAAGAAACTCACGCCGCCCAAGCAATATGTCATTTTTATATTCAGCGATATGCACGAGAGCGTTGGCGCATTGCGCCACTGTATCGGCCAGTCCGGCATCTGTGGACGTGGAAAGGTTGGGCGGCTCATTCTTTATGATGAAGAATGACATCAGCGAATGTCCAAGTTCCGACTTGCCTGAACCTTTAGGGCCGAAAAGATTCAGCATAGGAAAATTTTTCGTAACGCCTGTGACCACATCTTTGAACAATGTTGCGAGGAAGAAGCAGAATCCGACCTTTGCGTTATCGCCGAACACCTCGATCATCTTGTCTGTGTACCGCCTGAGCGAGATGTCGCTTAAGTTGGTGTGAATGAATCTTCGTTCAAACTGAAACAGCCTCCTGTCTGTCTTGTATATGTTGGAAGCTGCCGGAATGTAATAGTTTCCTATTTTGTCTAACCTGACTATCCCGTATTCGTCTGTCGGCATCCATTGCCCGTTGTGAAAGACTCCGTTGCCGAAAGCGAAGAAACCGTCCCGCTGCCAACCCAGTTGTTTGATTTCCAATGCTGTTTCTGTCATATCATATAAGTATACTGTTAATTTTGTAAGTTGTTCATCTTTGGCTTTCCATACGTAATTTCCCAATCCGCTGACCCTGACCTTGAACTTGGACACCGAACACAGGTCTTCCTGTTTGAGTTCTATTATTTCCTGGTGTCCATTGGAGTTCTTTATTTTGAAAAGCCGCTTTGGATTTAAGGAATCTTTTATGTGAAATAGAGGTTCCATGATGAAGTTCGACCAGCTCTGCTCGATTCCGTCCTTGTTGAGCGCAAAGTAACAGTTTGCACGTTCAAAGAACCCATACTTCTGGTAAAGCTCTTGGTCAATCAGTTTCGCGCCTGTCTTCTGTTTCTTGTTCAGGTTGGCCGCCACAGCGTCCCCGACTGCATTCTTTATCAGTTCCACAGCCGTTCCGAACATTCTGGCCAGTTGCTTGAGGTACATCTTGAGTCGAAGTTTGTCTTCGACTTTGGCCAGGACTACGGCCACGTCTTTGACGGCTTCGGCTTTGTCAGCCGTCGTCTCGATTCCAAGACACTTCTTCCTCGCATACCAAATCACGAAGTCCTGTTCTTCAACATTGTTAAATTTTGCTTTTGATGTGAAATAACTGTCCGGGTCGGCTTTCTCCCCATTGCTGCCCATCGGAATCTCCTTTACGGACACGTTGAACCCTTCGCCTAAAGCCCTGAGTCCCGATTCCATCACGCCTTCAATTCCGACTCCGTATTGTTTCCCTGCTGGAATACTGTCAGTGTCCGGGATGAAACATAAAGTAGGATTGTACTTCTTCAGGAACTTGAAATGCTCGTCTGTCCATTTTTTGCCGAGAGCCGCGATTGTGTTAAGAATGCCTATGGACTGGAGTTTCAACACATCCGGTCCGCCCTCGACAAGATAGAACTTCTCTTCCTTGGCCCCAGTCCTCAACGCATTGTGTATGCCGAAGATGGATTCCCGTTTGTGGTAGACAAGACTCTCCGGAGAGTTTATGTACTTCGGTCCGTCCTCTGCCAGTTTTCTTGCGGTGAAGCCAATCACAGTCCCGAATCTGTCTTTTATGGGGATTGTTAGCCTGTCATAGAAACCATCATATCTCCTGCCGTCTTTCTCCCGGACAAGCCCGGTTTCCATCAGAGTCTCGTCCGTCAGTCCTTTTCCCTTCGCCCATGTAATGAAAGACCTCCTTCCCGGTGCGAAGCCTATTCCTTCCTGCTCAACGAACTTCTTCCCCCAGCGGCCTATGGCGTAGTTGAGTGCGAAGACCGCCCTTTCATTGGCACTGTCCTGTATTCTTTCTGAAAAGAACTGCGCCGCGTATTTGTTGGCAGCCATCATGGCTTCCTTTCGGATTTGTTCATTGCGCTCATCTGCGGTCAACTCCCGTTCATTTTCATCTAATGTTATGTTGTATCTTGAAGCCAGCCATTTTATTGCCTCCGGATACGACATGTGTTGGATTTCTGTCAGGAAGGTGATTGCGTTGCCTCCTATCCCGCACCCGAAACAGTGGTATGTGTTTAGTGCGGGTGTCACTATGAAAGAAGGTGTCTTCTCGCTGTGAACCGGACATAGGCTCGTCAAGTGTCTGCCTTTGTCTTCGAGTTGTATGAATTCTCCCACGACATCCTCAATCCTGACGGCATCCAGTATCCTTTCCCGGTCTTGTCTTGAAATCATACGTGTGTGAGTTTTATGTCAAAATCCCGAAGTCGAAGCGACCTGTGATAACAATGGCCTCTGTGGTTCCATCTGACAAAGAATTCCTCTTGACCTGTCGAAATGATTCCAGATGCAGCCGTTACGCAATGGTCTTTCATCTTGAATTCCGTAACTTCAATATCTGTACGCGATAGTGCAGATATTTCCCAATCGAAGATTGTGAACCGTTCAGTTGTCTTTCTCATTTGCGAATTTTACCCTGATTTGTGCGGTATGTTTCAGTCCAGACCTCTCCTTTATCGTTGCTATGTGCCTCCTGACAGTGAAAGGTGAGATGCACAATTCTTCTGCTATCTCCGAATTGGTCAGCCCTTGCCCGAGAAGAAGCGCCACTTCCCTTTCTCGATTGGTCAGCTCCGTCTGTAATCTCGGTTTACAGATGACACCTTCCATCAGGCATTCGCCTCGCAGCGGGCATCTGACATCTTCTATGCATAATGCCCCGGCTGTGTTTATGTCATAACGCGAGTTCTGGATAACAAAAGCAAAATCGACTA